CTCAACAGCGCAGCGAGAATCGGACAGCGCCGACTTTCTCCTTGACGTCTGGAGAGAGGCGCTGGCCGAGGTGCTCGACAGTGAGCGTCAAGCGTGGCAACGTGAGCGCGCGCTGATTGAGGCGCAGGCACAGAGCGTCATCGCGACGTTACGTGCCGAGGTTGCCGAACTTCGCACCGAAATCAGCGAGCGTGTCAACGAGCGCTTGGCTGAACTCAGGAACGGCAACGATGGTCAGGCTGGTGAACGTGGACCCGTCGGCGAACCGGGGGCGCCCGGAGCGCAGGGTCCGGCTGGTGCGCAGGGCGAGGTTGGCGAGAAAGGAGATCAAGGTGAGCAAGGCGAAAAAGGCGAGCCGGGCGAGCAGGGCCGGCAAGGCGAGCAAGGCGCGTCGGGCGAACCCGGCCCGCAAGGTGAGCAAGGCCAGCAAGGGCAGCAAGGCCCGCAGGGCGAGCAGGGCGCGCAGGGCCAGCAGGGCCAGCAGGGCGAACGAGGAGAGCAAGGCGAGCGGGGTGAACGCGGTGAGCCCGGACCAGCCGGTGCACGCGGGGAACGGGGCGAACCCGGACCAGCAGGCGCCGCAGGAGCAGTCGGCGAACCCGGACCAGCCGGTCCAGCCGGACCAGCCGGACCAGCCGGAGAACCCGGCGCAGCCGGATCAGCCGGCGAACGAGGCGAGCCCGGAGCAGCAGGACCAGCCGGAGAGCCCGGACCGCGCGGCGAGCGCGGCTTAATCGGCCCCGCCGGCAAGGATGGTGAACGCGGTCCGCAAGGCGAGGAAGGCAAACTGCCGATCGCCAAGGTATGGGTTGAAGGCGTTCACTACGGCGGCGAAGTTGTCACGCATGCCGGCGCAACGTGGCAGGCGCGATGCGATACCGGACGCGAGCCCGGTGAGGGCAAGGACTGGATCATGCTCGCGCGCGCCGGTGTCGATGCGATGCCGACGATCCGCGGCACCTACAGCGAAACCGTCGCCGACTACCATCGCTTCGACATCGTCGCTCTGAACGGTTCTAGCTTCATCGCGCGGACCGATCAGCCGGGCGCTTGTCCCGGCCCGGGCTGGCAGTTAATCGCCTCCGCTGGCCGGCCCGGGAAGCCCGGCCCGAAGGGTGACCGCGGCGAGGCTGGCAAGTCAGGCGAGCGCGGCCTGCCGGGCGAGACCGGCCCGATCATCCTCGCGTGGAAGGTTGACCGCGAAAGCTACTCGGCGACACCGATTATGTCGGATCACAGCGAGGTGCCGCCGCTCGAACTGCGCGGGCTGTTCGAACAATTCCAGATCGAGACGCACTGATGGCTGACATCACGGTCAAGGTGATCGAGGAAGCCGACTCCTACGATCTCGTCACGCTTGACGAACTGAAGACGATGCTCGGCATTCCAGAGAGCAACACAACGGAAGACCCGATGTTGTCGATCTGGATCAGCCAGTATTCCGACGTCATCGCGACGATGTGTAATCGTGTCTTCGCCAAGGAGAAGGTGGCGGAGACATGGCGCGGTGACCTGCCGCCGTACGATACGCAGAATGGTCGGGTTTTTCTCACGCACTACCCGGTCGATGATGATGACATCGAAGTCGTCAGCGCGCCGGACGGTGCGACGATCGACTCGGAGTTCTACGAACTGGAGAACCGCAGCGGCAAGCTGCAGTTTTTCAAGTCATCATGGTCTGAGCCGATCCGTATCACCTACACCGGTGGCTACGAATTGCCGGACGAATGTCCGCCGGCACTCAAGCAGGCGCTGGCCATTTTGGTGAGTGCTGCGCGCGTTGCCCAGCAACGTGAACTGACGTCCGGCATCCGCAGCATCTCGCATCGTGAATCGCGCGTGCAGTTCTTTGACGTCAATCAGGCGATGGCCAAGACGGGCGGCAGCGGTCCGCTGGCTGCCGCCGCCGAGACCGTCAACGCGCTGCTTTATCACTACATCCGCATTTATGTTTAACGTCGAGGTTCAGGGGCTCGACGCGTTGCTCGGCAAGTTCGACCGGCTGACCAAGCAGATCGACGACGCCAAGCAGGAGATGCCGCGCCAACTGATGGAGTGGCAGCGCGAAGACATGGGCCGGCATTACCCGAACATGCAGGTCGGCAGCCTGTCGGGCGAGACGATCGCCATGACCTCGATCTGGCCGCGCTCGCGTACCTACGATCAGCAGCACCGGCGTGACCGTCGCGGCATCAAGCGCAGCGGGCCGCGCCAGTACACCGTCGGCGGCAGAAGCGTGCGGTCGGGGCGACCGATCCTGCGCATCGCGCTTTATCACAAGCTGGTTGAGCGCATGACCGAACTCATCGGGAAGGCGATGAAATGGCCGTAAACCTCGACGTGCTGCTGCAGTCGCCGATCTTCGACTTCTGGTCGGTGCCGTGCACGTTTCGCCCGCTGGTGTCACAGCCGGCTGCGGCTGACTACCCGGGGCGCGGCATTCTCAACACCTACACGATCGACGTTGTTGCGCAGGACGGCTCGATCTATTCGGACCAGCGCACCATCCTCGACATCCGCGACAGCGAATTCTCGGTGATGCCGCTGCAGAACGATCACGTGATCATCCCGAAGGATTGCAACGAGGCAACCAAGGGCGAGTACCAGATCATCGATTCGAACAGCGACGGCGGCGGGCAAACCTGCCTGACCATCCGCAAGTACGAAACAATCATGGGCGTTCGATCGGTGGATCGAAAATGGGCGTAACCGACACCCAGAGTTATTCGCTGGTGATCCGCGACGTATTCTTCGACGCGCTCAATCGCGATCCGTTCTTTGCGGACTACAAGAAACGCAAGAACAAGATGCTGGTGGTGCAGCAGGATTCGCTGCCCTATCTCGGCGTCTACATCATGGACGAGACGATGCTGCCGGACGGCGATTTGAGCGCCGGCTTCTACGACTTCATCCACACGCTGCGGATCGGTTTCTCGGTGATGATCGCCAACAACGATCAGAACGTGGCGGAGCAGCAGGTCGATGCCGCCTTCTGGCGGATCATGAATGTGCTGTGGACCGATCAGTACATTCTCAACGTGATCGATACCTACAATCCGACGCTTGGGGCCGGTAACCCGGACAACGTCCGCATCGAAGGCGTCTCGCGCGGCGTGCGCCGGCATGTCTTCGGCACCGCGCAATTCAACAACGAAACGCCGCTGGTCGAACTGCAATACGACGTGGGCGTGCAGTACCGCTCGATGTGGTGGCCGACGATCGTGGACGACTTCAACGAGTTGGCGATCAGGACCGGCATCAAGATCGGCGAAACGGCGGACGACATGGCGAAGCGTCAGCAGGTCGGCGTGGACATCGTATTCGAGAACACGGCTAAAGCGAAGCCGAAGCAAGAGGAGCAGGAAGATGGTTGAAGCAGTCAGCAAGGTTTCGCTCCGCGGGCAGCGGCAGCGCGAGCGAATGACAAGGATCAGGGCCGCACGCCCACAGGGCGGCATCCGCGTGGTGCCGACCGATGACAAGTACCGCAAGCTACTCAGGCACCCGAATGGCATGGGGTTCAGGCCGGATGGCAGTGTCGAGTGGCCGAACGATCGCTTCACCAAGCGGCGCATCGCCGAAGGCGTGATCAAAGTCGAGGGTGCATCACCCGGAGAGGTGCAGCCGGACAAGCGTCGCCGCCAGCACGAGGATAGGAGCTAGTCATGCCGATCAGTTTTGCCAACATCCCGGCCAACATCAAAGTCCCGCTGTATTGGGTCGAAGTCGACCCGTCGATGGCGGGTCTGCCGAACATCAACCTGCGCGCGCTGCTCGTCGGCGTCATGACGGCGGACGGCGATGCAGTGGCTGACGTGCCGATTCCGATCGGCAGTCAGGCGCAGGCCGATCAGCACTTCGGGCAGGGCAGTGAACTCTCGCGCATGTTCGCGGCCTACTATGCCAACAATTTCGCGAATGAAGTCTGGGGTCTTCCGGTTGCTGAACCCGGCGCCGCGGTAGCGGGGACCGGTACGATCGTGGTCAACGCTGCCCCGACCAGTGCCGGCACCGTGCACCTCTACATCGGTGGGGTGCACGTGCCAGTCAATATCGCGACCACCGATACGCCTACCAACATCGCGGACGCGATTGCGGCGGCGATCAACGACAACGTCGCCCTGCCAGTGACGGCAACGGCAGCCACCGGGACGGTCACGCTCACGTCGGTGTTCAAGAGCGTCAACGCCAACGACATCACCGTGATGCTCAACTACTACGGCAGCCGCGGTGGCGAGAATACTCCGGTTGGGCTCGACATCACCTTGCCGGCGACCAACCGTCTTACTGGTGGCACCGGCGTGCCTGATTTCACGAATGCCATCAATAACATGGGCGAGGAGCCGTTCGAGTACGTGGCGATGCCATACACCGATTCCAATTCGCTGTTTGACTGGGATCAGGAATATGGCTTCACCGACGGCGGTCGCTGGGGCTGGGCACGACAACTCTTCGGCCATGTGTTCTCCGCCAAGCGTGACACCTACAGCAACCTTATTGTGTGGGGTGATGCGCAGAACAGCGCGGTCGAGAGCGTGATGGCGGTCGAGCCTTTGAGCCCATCGCCGACGTTCGAATGGGCGGCGGCCTATGCGGCCAAGGCGCAGCGCGCGCTGATCAACGACCCGGCGCGTCCGCTGCAGGCGCTGACCTTGAACCAGATCAAGGCGGCGGCATTGCATCAGCGTTTCGACTTTAACGAGATCAACAGCCTTGCCTCGAACGGGCTCGCGATTCAGAAGGTCGGCGCCGACAACCAACCGATGATCGCCAGAGAGTGCACGACGTACCAGTTGAACCTCTACGGTCAGCCGGACGACGCGTACGAACTGGTGACCACGCTCGCCACGCTCGCGAAGCTGCTGCGCAACCAGCGGCACGCGATCACGAGCAAATATCCGCGGCACAAGCTCGCCAACGACGGGACCAAATTCGGGCCCGGGCAGGCGATCGTCACGCCCGGCATCATCAAGGGTGAACTGATCGCGCAGTACCAGCAGGATATGTTCTCCGGGCTGGTCGAAGACTTGCGCAACTTCAAGCGCTACCTGATTGTCGAACGCGACCCAGACAATCCGAACCGCGTCAACGTCCTGTATCCGCCTGACCTGATCAACCAGCTTCGCATCTTTGCGGTGCTGGCGCAGTTCAGGCTGCAGTTCGATCGCGGCATCGATCTCGAAATCATCGGTCCGGCGCAGCCGCCGTATAACGCTGCTTCGTCGGCCACGGTTGCCTGATCGCCACCGGATAAAACAGGAGAGTAAAGATGGCACAGAGAATTGCGGGCATCGCCTTCCTGACGGTGGACGGTCAGCAGATGGCGTTGCGAGGAAACTTCACCGTAAGCCCAAGCCCGGTCGAGCGCACGATGATCGCCGGACAGGATGGCGTGCACGGCTATCAGGAACTGCCGCGCGTGCCGTACATCGAAGGCGACCTGTCGACGCTGCCGGGCTTCTATCTCGAAGACCTGTTGGACGAGACCGACTCCACGGTCATCGCCCAGCTTGCCAACGGCATGCAGTACACGCTCACCGGCGCAACCTGCAAAGGCGGGTTCGAGAACAATGCCCGCGATGGTCAGGTCAGGGTGCGCTGGGAGGGTGTCACCTGTGAGGAGGTGGCGCTGTGACGCAAAACGGACGCGTGCGCGAAGGCTTTGTCGAGGATCGGCCACAGGCGCCGCCGCCAGAAGTCATCCAGCCGAGGGAACCGAGGCCGGGTGTGCAGCGTGCGGCGCCGCCGCCGGAGCTTGAGCAATCGCCGGCAGATCAGCCGCCTTCGCTGACGGAAGGCGAAGTGTGGCCGATCAAGGTCAAGCTCCTCTACAAGCCGATCCGTAACAACAAGAACGAGGAAATCCGCGAGGTGATGCTGCGCGAGCCGCGTGCTGGCGACATCAACCGCTATGGCAACCCGGTGCGGATCAATCAGGAAGGCGACGTGGTGATCGACGAACGCAAGATGACCTACATCATCGCAGCGCTCACCGATGTCCTGCCGCCTTTCATCGAGATGATGGACCCGCGTGACTGGAACAGCGTGGCATATCGCTTGCGCCGTTTTTTCTTACCCGATCCAGCGGCTTGGTAGGCGACGAGGACGAGATGGTCCTCGATTGCTACCGGCTGGCGCGCTGGTATCACGTCAGCCCTGAAATCTTTCTCATCATGCCCGTGAGTGAAGTGATGCTGCACCTGCACCGCACGGCGCAACTGGATCGTCAACAACAGTCGGTCACCGGCGAAGACTGATGCCAACGGAAACCGAAGAACTAAGACTCGTCGTCAGTCTGACTGACAACGCGACCGATGGTATTGCCCGGCTACGGTCGGAATTGACGCAGCTTGGCAGTGGACAGAACAAGGAGAACATCGAGCGCTTCAAGCGTGAGACGGATGAAATGTCGCGCAAGATGCGCGGCATGGGGACCGCGGCAGGCAGCGCATTCAAGGACATTGGACTGCTCAATGTGGCGACGGTCGCGCTTGGCACCGGGCTCGGGCAACTCGGTGCGCAACTCGCCACATCGATTCTCAACATAAGCGGATTTGCCGACAGGATCAGATCGCTGCGGCAGGAGGCGCGGGCGATCGGTGCTGATCCGATCTCGGTCGAGAACATCATCAAGCAGTTCGAGGCCGTCGGCGTCTCCGGCGAGACGACCATGCGCAACCTGCGCGCACTGTCGCAGAGCATCGGTGAATTGTTCAGGCCGGGCAATCAACTGCAGCGCGACCTGATGAACATGGCTGGCGGCAATCCGCAGGCGCAGGCCGCGATGCTGGAGTTCATCGAAAAACTGAAAACGGCGCGGACCGAAGAAGAGCGGACCAATCTCGTTCTCGAAGCGCAGCGCAATGTGCGTGCCAACGCGTTCGGCCAGTACAAGAGCCAGCAGGAAGCTGCGCTGCGCGCCAACGAGTTGCTGCAAAAGTTCGGCCTCGATCCGTCGATCACGGCGCTCAAAAGTTTGAACGAATTGGGCGAGGAAGAGCGAAAGCGCGCCGCGGCCCGTCAGAAGGAAATGGAGGAATACGCCAATCTGCTCGGTCAGGTTGTCAGCAAGTGGGAAGACGTTCGAAACATTCTGGCGCAGCCACTCCTGCGCGGGTTCATCAATGCGATGGACGAACTCTACACCATCGTCAAAGGTATCGTTTCGGCGCTGGAATGGATCGAGAAAAAATTTGGCGGTGGCGAAACCGGTGAAGGCGGCGACCCGATGGGTCGCTTTGTCAAAAAATTTCGAGAACAGATGGGTGACCCGCGCAATTGGGGGTTCAACCCGATGTCCTTTACGCCGGGCGTTGGCGGAAGCGGTGCTGGCGGTGGTTTTGGCGGCCTGCTTCAGCCGGCGGCATTCACGCCGGGCGCCACTTATGGCGGCGGAGGTTACGGCGGCTACGGTGGCGGTGGTGGCTACGGTGGTGCGCCGATGGGTTATGGCGCCCGTGGTGCCGACAGTGCACCGGCAGCACCGGGCGGTAGCGGCGGCGCTGGTTATGGCAAGCCGACACCATACGGCAGCGACGCCGGCGGCGGCGACCCCAGCGTGCCGTCTGACATTCTGGCGCGCGCGAAGCTCGTGGCGATCGACGGCGGTCCGCAGGCGGTCGCGCAGTTCATGGCGCAGCAGGGTTATCCGAAAGCCGGCAACTGGTGCGGTGAGTTTGCGGCGTCGGTGGTCAAGTCAGTTGGCGGCACTCCGCCGAAGGGCGCTGCAGTTGCCTCGAACTGGCGCAACTGGGGCACGCCGGTCGACACGCCGCAGCCGGGTGACATTGCTGTGCGTCGTGGCGTGCAGACCGGCTCGACCGGCAGTCACGTCACCATCGTCGAAAGCGTTGATCCGAAGACTGGCAGCTTCCGTGGTCTCGGCGGCAATCAAGGCAGCACCATCTCTCGCTACGGGATCGGTCGCTACGAATTCCGCCGCGGTGGTGCGGGCGGCGATGCCGGGCTTGGTGCTGCCACCGGCAGCGGGTTGAGCCGCAGCGCCTATGACAAGATGTTTGGCGGCACACCGCTGGCCGGACAATACGACACCGTCGTATCGGAAGCTGCCAAAGCCGGCATAGACCCGTCGCTGCTTGCCGGTGTGATGGCGCACGAAACCGCTGCCGGCACGTCGCGCATGCTGCGCGAACGGCTCAACCCAGCCGGCCTGATGGACCCGAAGACTGGCATGATGGCCGGGAAAACCTTCGGCTCGATCGAGGAAGGTATTGCGGCGGCAGGCAAGGCAGTCTCGAAAAACCTGCAGCGCGGCGGCGGCACGATCGAAGGGCTGGGGAGCATCTATGCACCACCCGGTGCCGCCAACGATCCGCGTGGCCAAAATCGCGGCTGGGCGGCTGGTGTACGCAGTTTCATGAGCAGGCTGGGCGAGGATCGCCAGCAGATCGATCGCTCGCAGACCGCGACCACAAAAGTTGAAGGCACCGGCAAGCTATCGGTCGACGTCAAGGCGCCAAAGGGGACACAGGTCGATGCCAGCGGCGGCGGCCTGTTCAAGCAGACCGAGATCAATCGCCAGACCCAGATGGAGCCGGCACGCCGCGGGCCGGTCCCGACGCCGGAGGAGACGTTTGCTTTATGAGTGATTCGCTGACTGACAGGGAATGGCTTGCGATCTCGGCTGTGATCGCCGGCGCGTTGCTGGTGGTCCTGTTGTCGGCTGCGGTTGATCGACTGTAATGGCATCGATCTTTGATGTACCGAGTCAGTGGCGGCAGCGGTTCAAGCCCGCCTCCTACAAGGGCGCGCGTTTTCATTGCGAGGTGAATTCGCGCGAGAGCGGGCGGCGTATTGTCGAGCATGAATTCCCCAAGAAGGAATTGCCGTACGCGGAGGATATGGGCCGGCGGGCGAAAGCCTTCACCGTTCGCGGCTACATCATCGTCTTCCCGTTCGACATGGATGACCTGTATCGGCGTGACTACCAGATCGCGCGCGACTACCTGCGCGAAAAGCTCGAACAGGAAACTGCCGGCCAGTTGATCCTGCCGACGGCGCGCGAGGCAGAGGTTGTCGTCTGCATCAGTTACCGGCTGATCGAGGAAGAGCGGTTTGGTGGTTTTTGCGTCTTCGACATGACGTTTGTTGAGGCCGGCGTCGATCCGCAACAGATCGCGGCAAGCGATGACACCGCCGGCGCCCTGAGCAGCGCCGCCAAGGGCGTGGTTGATCAAGGTATCCGTGTTCTGGGTGGCGGCGCTCCAGTTGGCACTCCAGTGACGACGGTCGGCGCATGAAACGATACGACGCAAAGGAATCGACCGGCATCGTCAGCCGCATGATGGTCAATCTGGCCGCGACCATCCCGCAGCAAGGCCGCGCCGGATCGGATGCAAGGAGCGCGATCAACGACGTTCGCGTCAACGCGTTTTTCATGCTGATGGGCGATACCATCGGGCCGCCACTGGCGGCAGCATTTGACAGTGCGACCGAGGCTGGCTGCACTTTGCTGTCCATGGAAAGCGTGCGTCAGCAGATCGCGCTGGAAAACCCGCGCACGCAGGGCGGCCTTCTGGTCCGCGACACCGGCATCAATTTTTGCCTTGCCCAAGAAGGCAAGATGATCGAGGCGATGACGTTTGTCAGCCGGCAGGACGTCGACCAGTTGCGCAAAGCGATGGTGCAACCGTTTGCGGACGCCGAAGAGATTGCCGCCGATGCGATGGACTCGATGACCTATCAGGCGCTGGTCCGCCTGCACGCAGCTATCAACAATCATCTCGTGAAGACCGCGCTGCCGTTGCCGCGCATGGTGAACTACGTCTTCTTCGAACCGTTGCCGTCGCTGGTGCTAGCCCATCGGCTTTATAATGATGCTGGCCGCGCCGACGAAATCCGCAACGAGAACAAAATTGTTCATCCAGCATTCTGTCCGCCGAACGGGCAGGCATTGTCGAACTGATGCCCAAGCCGCAAGAGACTGCAGTTCTGATCGTCAACAACCGGCGGTTCGAAGACTGGGAAACCATCTGGGTGCAGGTGCGGCTGCATGAGGGCTTCAGCTATTTCCGCTTCACGGCGGCGGAACGCGATGACGTCACCAAGTTATCCAAGATCGCGCCGTTCAATGTCCCGCTGTGGAAAAAATTGCAGTTCAAGCCGGGTGACGCCTGCACGATCCTGCTGGCGGGCGAGCGGGTGATTTCAGGTTTTATCGAGACGCGGCAGGTTGCCTACAACGCCAACAGCCATGCGGTCGAACTGATCGGGAAAAGTGCGACGTCGTGGCCGTTCAAATCGAGCGTTGATACCAAGACCGGCAGCTTCGACGGCATGAGCTTCGAGCAGGTGGCGCGCAAGGTGCTGCAGAATTATCCGGTCGGCGTGAAGGTGCTGGGCACGATCGATGCCACACCGTTCCAGCAACTGCAGAACCAGCCCGGCGAACTGATCTGGGATTTTCTCGAACGCATTGCGCGCCCGCGCGGCATTATTCTGGGTGCCGATGCCTTCGGCAATGTGCTGCTGATCGGACAGCGACCGGAGCCGATCTCCGGGCAACTGATCGAAGGCAAGAACATCAAACAGTGCCAGTGCGTGATTACGATGGAGCACGCCTATAGCGCCGTTGATGTACGCGGACAGAAGGCCGGCACTGATGCCGAACACGGGCCGCCGGTCAATGAGATACAGGCGGTTGTTGCTGGCACCGCAACGCCGGTAAACAGCACGATCATCACGCCGGCAGAACAGCCGATTACCTACGCCGAGGTTGTCAAGCGCGCA